GCAAAACAATTATTTAATCCAATGAAAGGTAATTCATTTAGATTAGTTGCAAGAAAAGGTACAAATGGTATCACAAATTATGATAGTTCAGATGCAATTGCAGAAGAAACAGCAATTTATGACTCAATTGAAGCAGCTTTTGCAGATATTAGAGATAATGCTCATGATTTAAGTGATTTCAAAAAACCTGAAACATATTTATCATATGAAAAATTACAAGAAAAATTAAGATGGGTTACATTCTCAGATGCATCTCAAACTCCAGCAGTTCAAACTGTTGCTGCTGTTTCAGCACAAACAGAAATTAATGCTGCTACTTCTACAACAGCAACTGTTTCTACACCAGTTGAACAAATTTCAGTACCTGTTCAAACTGAATCTGCTCAGGAACAAAAATCACAATCATTAGACGACATGTTACAAGGCTTAATTTAATGAAAATCCCAAATCCGGGATTTTCAAAACTAACACAAAGGATTAATATTGATTTTAATCGATTTTAGCAGTACAATGCATAGGATGATATATTCTGCATCCAAAGATTGTGAACCTCAAGAAGATGGTAAAATTAGAACAGAAGATTTTATATTTCTTACAAAATATTTAATTATACAAGAGATGCACAACATATATTCTGAACATAAAAATAAATTTGGTGATTTGGTTCTTTGTTTAGATAATTCACAAGGTGGATATTGGAGAAAAGATGTTTATGAAGGTTATAAAGCAAAAAGAAAATCAACAAAAGATGCATCACCATATAATTGGGATGAAATATTTAATTACATTAACGAAATGCTAGATGTTTTTAGAGATCACTTACCTTGGAAAGTTGTTTCAGTTCCTAGAGCAGAAGCAGATGATATAATGCTGGTTCTAGCTAGACACTATAATCAATTTGAAAATATATTAATTCATTCACCTGATAAAGATATGATTCAAGCGCAAAAAGATTCGAGCGGGAAGGTTCAACAATATAGCGCTTTAACAAAAAAATGGATTGTTCCAGAAAATAAACATGATGATATGGATGATTGGTTACTTGAACATGTTTGTCTTGGAGATGCTTGTGACGAGGTACCAAGAATTGTTGATGAAACAGTGTTTAGCGAAAACTTTTTAAAGTACTTAAAGGAAAATAATATTAGTGCAGAAACACCTATGGATTTTGAAAAATTAGATAATACATTAAAAAATGAACTACTGTCTAATTATAATGTTTATAAAACAAATAAAAAAGGTGAAGAAACCGAATTAGATATTTATTTTAAGGAAAGACTTGGATTAAGCACATTAAAGAAAAAGATTCAAAAAATAGGTTCTTTAGATGCATTTTTAGATTCACACCCCTTATATAGAAAACATTACAACAGAAATTATACTTTGGTTATGGAAGAAGGAATCCCATCAGATGTTTGGAATAATATTCTTTTAGCATATAAAGAATCAAAATCAGAATTAAATTTAGTTCAATTTGAAAATTATTTAGATAAACACAATTTAGGTTCTTTAAAATTAACAATAGCATTTGAAAATACTAAAGAATTATCAGCGGAAGACTTTGGATGGTGAAAATAATAAGAAAGGAGAAATAAAATGATAACATTTAGAGAATGGTTAAACAAAGACATAGTAGAATCAGGAAATTCAGCAAGTAAAGTTACTTGGAGAAAAGACGGAAATGCTAAAATTGGAGAATTTCAAGTAACATCACCAAAAACAAAAGAAATAAGTAATTTTACAATAGTAATAAATAAAAAAGAAAAATATAAAGGTTATTTACTTAAAGATATTGAAATATTTGAATTTAAGTTCTATGACTCTGACGGAAATATAGAACTTGTAAATAATATGGAATTTGTTCTTGGTGTTGGGCCAACAATTAAAAAGGAGTTCAGCAATTTACTAGATTCAAGACCAGAAGCAGTAATTTTTAGTGCAGATAAATACGAAAAATCAAGAGTAAAACACTATGATAAGTTCGCAAAAAAGATAGCAGATGAATATAATTATGAAATATTCTTTAAAACCGCAATAACATCTGGAGATGATGAATATTGTTTAGTGAGAAAAGATAAAATTCAAGATTTTAAAAATAACTTTATAACAACAAAAATTTAAGCTCAAAAGAGCTTAAATTAATATCTATTAATATATAATATCTTAAATAAACTCTCAAAGGAACTAAATGATCAGTTCAATAAATAAAAAATACTTTTTAACTGCTGTTTCAGGAACAAGAATAGGAAAACAAACTGATGTTGATATAGCAGTAAGATGCCCAATTTGCGGTGATTCATCAAAAAACCAAAGATCTACAAGACTGCACTTATTTCATAAAAATGGTAAAGATTCAATTAAATGCTTTAACGGAGATTGTGCTCTGTCTGATGGAACTCAAAGCACACAGTCATTTTTATATAATTTCTTCCCAAAATTATATGAAAATTATAAAAGAGAAACATTTCTAAATAGAATAGATAATTTTAAAGATAATACGGATGTTTTTTCAAATATTAAAGAAGAAATTATCCAAATTAAAGAAGAATCACAAAAACCTTTAACACATAATTTATTTAATTATTTTGATGATATTATAGAACACGATGAAGCTCTAGAATATTTAGCAAAAAGGGGATTTAATTATTTTAATTTACCATATAATTGGTATTTTGGAATTCAAGATTTAAGAATTGGGGAAACATTATACAAAATAACAAATTCAATTATTATTCCACTTTATTATAAAGAAGAAATGTATGGTTTTTATAGTAGAAATATTTTTGATAAAACATTTTATACCTATAATCCAGAAGCAAATATGGGATTGAAGGTATGGAATTGGTTTAATATAGATAAAGATAAAGAATGTTATATATTTGAGGGAATATTTGATTCACTAGCAAGTTCTTATGAAAATATTATTGCTTTAATGGGTGCTAAAATACCACCCGAAAGATTAAAAGAATTAAAAAAACCTGTATTTGTTCTCGATAACGATAGAACTGGAATATTAAACTCATTAGAATATGCTAAAAAAGGTTATAATGTTTATATACAACCAAACGAATATAAAGAAAAAGATATGAATGAGTTAATGCTCAATCACCCAAATTTAGATATTAAAAAATTAATTTCTGATAATCTATATACTGGAATATCAGCGGAAGTAAGATTAAAAGCAAAACTATAAATGAAAGGATTTAATATGAAAAATATAATTGAAACTAAATTATTAAAAGTACAAATATATATGAACCTGCGATTAAAGTTGGTTTAGAAAATAATGATTGGATAAAAGTAAATTAACACATTTTAGTATATAATAAATAAATTAAAAATAAAGGATAAAAATGGAAATTAGATCAACAGAAGAAGCAAAACAAAATACAGAAAATTTTACTAAAGAAATGCTTAAATTAATGCTTCAGAAAAAATCAATTGATGAAGAAATTAAAGATGTAAAAAGCGCTTATAAAGAAGATGGTGTTCCTGTGAACACTGTATGTAAAGCGATTAGTAAAATTAAAACAAATAAAAAGAAATCACAATCAGCACAATATGAAGAAGAAATTATTTCTGAATGGTTAGAAAATAATAAAGATATTGATGATATGATTACAACATTAATAGCAAAATGATTTTAAATGCTAAAATATGCCCCTTATTCATTTAGTAAAATAAGTTCATTTATATCTTGCCCTAGAAAATTCAAGTTTCAATACATAGATAAAATTGGGACTTTTCTTGATACACCCGCTTTAATTAAAGGTAGAGCAGTTCATTACTGTATTGAAAATTCACACTTAGATATTACTGAATATACGGATGGGATAAAAAGAAATATAAAAGAATACCCAGAAATTTTAGATGTAGTAAATAATTTTAAAAATTCGGAATTGGGACAAAAGTATCTATTTAATATAAAAAAGAAACCAATTAATGAATATAAGTTAGGTTTAACTAAAGAATTGCAGGCAAGCGAATATTCAAAACATTCATTATTTAATGGTATTGTAGATTATATATGTACTATTGAAGAAAATACAGAAGAAATATTGTGTTTAATAGACTTTAAAACAGGAAAATTCAAGGAGCCTAAATTTCAAGATTATAACCAATTACTTTATTATGCTATTCATTTCTTTGAAAAATACAAAATTCAAAAAATAAAAATATCATTTGTTTATGTTGAACATAATTTAGAAAATGATTTATTGTTAGAATATAAGTACTTGAATACTTATAAAAATGAATTAATTCAAAATATTTCAAAAATTGAAAATTGTTCAGATTTTACAAAAAATATCTCAAAATTATGTGATTATTGTGTGTTCCAAGAAGTATGTAATTAAATTTCCAAAATATAAATAATATAAAAAGGATTTATAAATGGAAATAGAAAAACAATTATTGGAAGATATTACTTCTCCTTTAGGTGGGGACCCAAATGTTGCTCAAGTTGAACAGAATCTTTCAGTTGATAATATTTTTCAACAAACAAATATTCAAAGTTTAGCTAGACAAGTTTGTGCTACAGTTCAATTAATGGGACCATCAGGTGCTCTTTATAATATTATTAAGAAAGTAGATGGATTTAAACTTATTAGAAAAGATTTAATTGAACGTCCTTCAACTATTTTAAAAACAGGAATTACTAGAGAAGCAATTCAAGATTTGAAATCTCAATTCGGAAAAGATGCTGATAATGTTATTGGAGCACTATTTAGAGGTATTTCAAATGAGATTGAGAATACTGCTTTATTGGATGTTCTTGGAACACAAGGGAAAGATTATGGTGATTTACAATTAAGTGATTCTTTAAATGCTGAAATGAATTTATTTGAAGTTACTCAAAAAGTTCATGAAATTATTTTAAAAATGAATCAAAAATATCAAAGAACTTTTGATGCTTTTGCAATATTACCATTTAAACCACTAGGTGGTATTATGGGATTAAGTCAATATGCAGGAGCTTTAAAGAAAGATGAAAGAGGTTTGTTTATTACTCAAATTGGAAGTACTAAATTCTATTTAAACCCAGATGTTGCAGATGAATATGCTTATGTTGGTTTAAAAGATTCTGATAATTTAAGTAAAAGTTCTTTAGTATTTGCACCTTATCAAAACAACATTATTGAAGCAGTTGACCCGGATTCAGGAGAAGTTATATATTTCTTAGTAAACAGATTTGCTTTAGATAGTTCACCATTACACGAATTAGATAATGAAATGATTTACAAATTTAAAGTTCTGGTGTAAGGAGTTTTAAATGGCAGATTTCGGTGGATATGTAGTTCTTGATAAGAATAAAATAGAGAATGATAAGTTATATATTTATGGTGAAGGAAGTTTAATTGCTTTAATTTTAACATTAGTTGATAAAGATTTAGTTATAGAACCTAAAATAACTGGAAAGTCGTCTTATTTAAAAATATTAAGAAACCCACCTAAAAATATGACATTAAAATTAGGTAATGAAAAGATAAGTAAAGAAGTACTTATTTCTGCATTACAATTTGCGGGGATTATAAGATGAAAGTAAAGATAGATTCAAAAAATAGAAAAATAATTTTAACGGCTAGCGGAAAGGAAAGAAAGGTTATTAATTTAATTGTTGCTTTTGCTGGTGGTTCTGTTAAAAATGTTAGTAAATCTTTAATAGATAGAATAGCAAATTCATTTATTAATACAATCGTTATTGATATGGATCAAGAAAATATAACTAAAGAGTTTATTCAATTATTATTAAGAATTAAATAGCCAAATAGAAATTTCTATTTGGCTTTTTTAGATTAAAAGAAAGGAGAAATAATGTCAAACACATTTAAAAACTACTTCGTGAATGAAGCAGAAACCCCTGTTCAAAATAAAACTGAACAAAAGAAAATTAAAAAAATAACAAAAGTAACTGATATTGAAGATGAATTAAGAAAATACTTTAAAATAAAGGAAATAATCTATAGTTCATTTGGTATTCAGATCGATTTTTATAAAAAAATTTCACCCGATGAAATAAATGCTATTTTAGACCCAAAGATAAATGTTAAGTTCAAAGATAAAAGTATTTTTATAGAGTTTTAATTTATTTTTAATTTAACTTAGTATATAATAAAACAAAAATAGGAAAATAATATGCAAAAATTTAGAAAATATTTAAATGAATTATCACTTAGTTCAACAAATGATGCGTTATTTCAAATTAATGAAGCACCGGTCGCGGTAATAGATGATTGGACAGGTTTTGAAACAAAAGATTTAAGAATTGGTAAAAAAGGTATTCAATTGGATTGGAATTTGGAAAACACATTAAAAGATAGATATGGGCACACCGTACAAATATATTCTTGTGATAATAAATATATTTTAGGTGCATGGGGGCATGAAGAAACCGAGAGAAAAAAAGAAGTATTTATCGTTATTGTGCAATTAAAGATTACCAAAAGAACCGACTTAAAGCAAATGGGTTATAATAATCCTATCCAAATGAGTAAAGTAGAAACATCCAAAGGGTTTAAAGATAAAGGTTATGGAAAATTATTATATTCTTGGTTTATTCACAATCATTACACATTAATTAGTGATATGATACAATTTAATGGTGCCAGAAAACTTTATGATTCTCTTTCGAGAGAAAAATTAATAATAGCTGATATTATAGATGATCAGGAAAGAAAAATTTTAAAGCATAATACTAGCGTTGATTCAGGTTTAGAAGATTGGGACTTTGATACAGAATTATGGTCTTATGATTTTGATAAATCTCATATAAGAATAGCACTATACTTAAAATAATTATAAATAATATAAAAATAGGAGATTATAATGAATTCATTCATAAAATACATAAATGAAGCAAAAATTACAGAGAGAAATGATAATATCAAAAACTGGAAAGATATTGTTAATAAATTTGATATTATTGAAGATGCTATTTTACAACCTAATGGGAAATCTATTAGAGTTAGAGGTAAAAAAGATGGGAAATTCGCTGATGTTTACACGGATTATAAAAATTCTGAAGTAGCTAAAGAAGTTCTTAAAAAAGTTCAAGCATTTATTGGAATTAAAGAAGCAGCAGTGGGTCAAAAAGGAAGAACTTCATACAAAGAAGCAATGGATTATTGTGAAGAAAATGAAGAGCTTGTTGATGAATTTAGAAAAATTGTTAAGAAACTTGGTGGAAAAACAGTAGCTAAAGCACTAGTTGATAAATTATCACAAAAACCAGAAATTAAAGATGAAATGGATCATATTTCGAATATGGTTGTAGATAATACAAATTATTAAAAGATTAAAATAGAGAAATACACTCTCTATTTTAAGAAAGGATAAAATGATAAAATTTAGAGAATGGTTAAAATTAAAAGAAATCAAAAAAATTAATTTAGGTGATGCTCTTGAAGCAGCATATTTCTTTGAATCTTTTAATACACATTACGATATAGCAGAAATTAAAAAAGTAGATGTTTTTACTTTTTACGGTTTTTCTGTTAATAATAATCCTTATAGAATTTTTATCGAGGATATGCCTAAATATGATATGATACATATTGGATTTGAGAAATATGATTTCAACGAGAGAAGATGGAGAATTGAGGGTATAGACAATGAGTTAAAAAATGGTGAAGTTCAGAAAATATTTGGGACTATTATATATGTTGTTAAAGATTTATATAAAGGTGTATCATATAATAACATACTGTTTGGTTCAGATGAAACTAAAAAATTTAGGGTTTATCTCAGATTAGTTTCGCAAATTTCAAAAAAACTTATACCGGATAGTGTTGTATCTCACACCGAAAGGTCGATAACTATAACAAAGGAAATAAAACCGGGTTTGAATTTATCGGAAATTAAAACAAAATATAAACCAAAGAAATAGAAAGGATTGTTTTTAAATGATAAAATTTAGAGAATGGTTATTAGAAAAGCAAATAAAGAAAGATATTGAAAAATCAAATGAATTATTTTGTTTCTTTGAATCTTTTGACACCCATTATGATATAACAAAAACTTACGAAAATAAATCAGTTAATATAAATTTTTATGAATTTAGAATAAATAAAAACGCATATAGAATCTTTATAGAAAATATTGATAAATTTATTCACATTGGGTTTGAAAAACAAAACCCCGTTATAGAAATGGAATGGTATATTGATGGTATTGATAATGATTTGCAAAATGGAGAAATACAAAAATTATTCGGAACAATAATATATGTTGTTAGAGATTTATATAAAGGCGATTTTAATGCAATAAAAGTTAAAACAAATGAAGATAAAAAATTTAGAGTTTATTTAAGACTTATGCAACAAATATCTAATAGGTTGTTACCCGAGTCAACAGTATCGCATAATGATAAAGAAATACATATTTACAAACTTCCGAGAGAAAATGTTACAAAATTAAAAGAAATTAATTTCAAATACAAACCAAAGAAATAGACATTTAAAGTCTATTTCAAAATACTACAAAAATACTTACAAACTTATTGAAATTAATTATAAATATATTATAATTAATCAAATCAAAAATAAAGGATTCATTTGAAAGAACTTATTACTATTTTTGATTCCAAAAGCAAAACTTATAAAACACCATTATCACCAACAGATGACAAAACATTTACATTCCAAACATTGATATGTTCTTCAAACCTTGAAATGTATTCGTTAATGAGCACACATTTTATTCTTAATATACCAATATTAATATCTAAACCTACAAAAATGCTCAGACAAAAATCTGTTCTAGAAGAATTTTACCAAAAAACGGTAACCTATGTAGTACTTGATATAGATGAAGTTAAATCAGAATTTAATAAACAATTAGTAATTGATTACTTCAAAAACTATAAAGTGATTCTTGGTGAATCAAGAAGTTATGACGGATATTCAAATTTTAATTTAAAAGGAATACTTTTTACAGAAGAAATACCGGTTGATGAAGTAAAAAATGTTCTAGCTGAATTAACAATTGAATTATCAGCTTATTGTAAAATAGATGAAAGTGCAGCCAGACGACCTAGTCTAAATGCACCAATGCTAAAAAATAAAGTTTTTATAAACAACGAAGATGGAATCAGATATAAATACATAAAAAAAGATAACATTGAAAAAATCAACGAAATAAAAAAGGAATATTTAACCAAAATATCTACATCATTTGATATACCGGTTGAAGATTTACAAAATATTGAAGCTGATAGTATTGAAAATCTTTGTTTAAAGGTATTTCAAAGTATGGGATTTCAAGCAATGAAGAATAATGGTAATGGTTCAATAACATTTAAACATCCTTCAGAAACTAAATCTCCTGGTGGATATTTTTGGTTTCAGCAAAGTCCGTACACAATGCACCATTTTAATACTTCTAAAAATATCAATATTTTTGATACTGTTAGAAAATTAGATGTTACAAAAAATTTATTAAGAAAAGATTTAAACTATAATACAGAATTTTTAAATTTCAACATTAATACAAAAATCTTAAAAATAGATATGAAATTCATTGAAAAAACCCCTGAAATTGAAGAAAAAATACATAAATTTTTACATGCCAAAAATGGTTTATTAGGTATCCGCAGTCCAATGGGCACAGGAAAGTCTAAAATTATTAGTCACGTAATTGAAGAATGTCACGAGCAAGATATGAAAGTTCTTATTATAACAAATAGAATATCTGTTGCGCAAGATTTTGCTAAAAAATATAATATGAAACTTTATAATTCAGATAAGTATGAAGTTGGTGATTCGTTGGTTGTGCAATTTGATAGTTTATGGAGATACAATATAAAATTCTTTGATATAGTTATTATGGATGAATTTATTTCACTTATGTTACATAGTCGAAATAATCTAAATAATAATAGTATTAATATTGCTAAATTTTTTGGGTGTTTTCAGAAAAAATTAGTTATTGCAGATGCATTTTTAACTGGTTATGAAAATTTTCTTTTAAATAAAGAACACAATGTGCATTTAATTGATAATATATACAGGGATGGGACAGAATTATATAATTACAGTGATTTAAACGCATTTTCACAACAATTAGTATATACTGCTTCAAAACAAAAAATCACAATTAGTAGCACAAGTATTTCTTTTATAAATTCAATGGCTTTATTATTAAAAAATAAAGGATTAAAAGTAATAACATTAACCGCGGATACTATGGATAGTACTAAAAAATTAATTTACGATTTATTTGAGAAAGATGAACACGATAAATGGGACGTTTTAATTTATTCACCAACTTTAACTGTTGGTGTTAGTAATATGAATAATGTTTATTCCCATTTTCATTATGATAGTTCTATAAGTACAGATGTTATTAGTTCTTTACAAATGATAAAAAGAACTAGAAAAGCAAAAGAAATACATTTATTTATAAAAGATAAAATAAATTATCTAAAAACAAATTATAATGATATTAGAGATGAATATATGCAAAATATAGGTTCTAATATTGATAATAACTATTTATTTGAATTGGACAATTACGGTGAACCTAGATTATCAGATATTGGTAAAAAAGCAATAAAAATAGATGCTTTTAAAAATATTTTGGAATTTAATCACAAAGAAGCATTCTTTTGGTTGTGTAAATATCATTTTAATTCTCCAGCTAAAACAATTGAAACAAAATTTGAAGGCAATATTTTAGGTAAATATCAAAAAATTGTAAAAGACGAAAGAGAAGAAAATATAAAAAGAAATATAGAAGACTATTTGAACTTAAATAATATGGAAAAATCAGATATTATAATGGGAATAAATAATGATAAAGTACTAAAAATTTTAGTCGATATTGAAGAAAACATTTCAGAGTGTTCAAAAGAAATAAAAAGTAAAATATTAGAACTATCTTTTTTGGATAGTTCTTTTATACAGAAATGTAAATATTTTAAAACTGTTTATCTATTTTCTAAAGGGATATTAACAACAACTGATATAAAATACAAAATATCTGAAGCCGTTATGAGAAATAAAGATGATTTATATTTTTATAATACAGTTTTAGATAACGTTAAATCTGAAATTTTATTTTCATATCGTGCAAAAGATGTTAATCAAAATAAAAAACTAAAATACATATTAGAAAAATGCGGATATAAACCCGAAACAGGGGATAATTGGATGACTCCAGGCGATAGAAATTATATTTTAGATGAAAATGTAAGACAATACAATGGATACATTGTATAAATATTTTAAAAATAAAGGAAATAAATGAAAAAAATTGTCATAAAAAGGGATGGTACAAAGGAAGGATGGGATATTGAAAAAATTCGAAGACAAATTATACCTGCTTGCGCTGGAACATCTATAAACCCACTCGAATTTGAGTCTTTATTGGCTTTGGATATATCACATAATATAAAATCTGAAGATATTCAAGAAAAATTGAAGCTCATTGCTAAAAATAGAGTTTCGGATGATGAACCCGATTGGGATATTGTTGCTGGTAGATTAAGTGCCCACCAAGTTCAAAGAAAAATTTGGAAACAAACAAAAATTGAGATTTTTGAGTTCAAAAAACACATAAAATATCTATTAAAAAATGGATATTATAGAAAGGATATTTTAGATAATTATAGTGATGATATGTTGGATGAATTGGATAAAGTTGTTGCAGCAAATGCCCCTAGAACAGATTATAATTTAAGATTATCTCAAATTGAATTATTGGCATCTAAATATTTAATTAAAAATAAAAAGGGATTAATTGAATACCCAAGTACAGCCGATATGAGTAATTCAATGATTTTAGCTTCGATTGAAGAAGAATCAAAAAGAGTTCCAATTTCAAAAGAATATTATGAAATGCTATCTGAATATTATATTTCATTAGCAACACCATTTAAAGCAAATTTAAGGTTACCAAATGGTAACACTGGGAGTTGTTTTATTGGGTTAATGCCTGATAATACACCGGGAATATTCAAAAGTTATTCAGATATGGCCTTTATTTCACAAGAAGGTGGCGGAATTGGTTGGTATGTTGGTAAAGTTAGACCAGGTGATGCATATTCACCAAGAGTACCAAAAGCAAATGTTGTAACAAAATGGATTAAAATAATTAATGATATTGCTGTTGCAGTAAATCAAAGAGGTATTAGAAAAGGAGCAATAACACCTGCATTAGATTGGTGGCATTTAGATTGTGAGACATTTACAGAGATTAAGTCAGAGCTAAATGGTGATTTAAGAGATAAGTGCTTTGATATTTTCCCTCAAGTTGTTGTTGATAATTATTTTGTTAAAAAGGCTATTGCAAAAGAATATGTTTATCAATATGATCAATATGAATTTAAAAATTTAACCGGTATTGATATAACAGAATTAATTGGCGATAAATTGGAAGAAGCACATTTACTTGCTGAAAAATTAATTGAAGAAGGCACATTAAAACACTTTAATAAAATACAAGCAAATAAATTATGGTCGAAAATGCTTAAGGCTTGGATTGAGTATGGCGACTTCTACATTTCTCATAAAGATAATATTAATATGAGTAATTATATGTCTGATTTTGGTATAGCACATTGTGTAAATTTATGTGTTGAAAGTTTTTCATTAACTAAAGAAATGACTAAATCAATTGTTGAAATTATTGATGGTAAATCTTATACTAGGGAAACAGATGCTTTATACCATAGTTGCTCTTTAGTATCTATAAATGTAGCAAATATTTTAAATGATGATAAGTTACTTCAAAGAGTTTGTAAAAATGCTGTTAGAATGTTGGATGCATCAATAGATTTAGGTACAATGCCTGTTCTTGAAGCAAAAAATTCAGCTGATTTATTAAGAAATATTGGTATCGGTGTTGTTGGTATGGCAGATTATATGGCTTGGAATAAAGTTCATTATGATACAGAATCAGGAAGAGAATTAGGTGAAAAATTAATTGAAAAAATTGCTTATTATTGTTATAATGCTAGTATTGATTTAGCAGCGGAAAAAGGTTCATATCCTGGTATAATCCACGCTAACTATGATAAATTATTTGGATATGATCCAAAATATTTAACTGAAACATCATTAAATGGGTTTGATTGGGTTGAAGTTCAAAGAAAAATTAAAACAATTGGAGTTCGAAATTTTTTAATGCTAGCATTGGCGCCAAACACAAGTTCAGGGTTGGTACAAGGTGTTACAGCTAGTTATTTACCAACACACAGTAAAAATAATACACAAAAACTAAATGGATTAATTGTTCCAGTTTTACCGAAATTTATTAAAGAAAGAAGATGGTTCTATAAAACAAAATTCCAATATAGAACAGAAGATATTATTTTATTTACTAGTAGAATTCAAAAATGGGTTGATACTGGAATTAGTATGGAATTAACAATTAATCCAGATATGTCTCCAAGTATTAAATCTATTTCAGATACAATATTAAAAGCATTTTTAGAGAAATTATTAAAAGCAGTTTATTATTCACTAACTGTTGATGGTTCGGCTCATATTTGCACAGACTGTGCAAATTAAAAGTAAAATATAAATTTAAAGGAAATTAATGTCAAATTACAATAAAAAATTAGAGAAAAAACTATTATTTAATCCAAATGCTATTGAGGATTTAAAAATATTTGGTGGTGAAACATCAAATATTTTAGATCTTTCAAATATACCGAAAGATTGTGAAATATTTCACAAATGTGTTGATACATTATATAATAACAATTGGTTACCTCATAAGGTTAGTATGGACTCGGATAAGTATGATTATAAAAACAGAATGACTCCCGATGAAATTGAAGCATATGATAATATTTTATCTTTTTTAGCTTTTCTAGATAGTATACAAACAAACAATTTACCAAATATTGCTGGTTATGTCACAAACCCACACGTTGTTTATGCATTATCAAGACAAACTTGGGATGAAGCACTACATAGTAAATCTTATGGTTGGATATTTAGTTCTTTAATGTCTAAAGAAAAATCAAGAGAATTATATTTTAAATGGAAGGAACACCCATTGATGCTAGAAAGAAATAAGTTCATTGCCAAAATATATCAAGATTTTGTCGATAATCCTTCAGAATTAAATTTTATAAAATCAGTAATCGCAAATTATATGCTTGAAGGTCTTTATTTCTATAATGGGTTTCAATTTTTTCACAATTTAGCAAATAGAGGGTTAATCACCGGAACAGATACTCAAATTTCATATATTCAAAGAGATGAAATTGTGCATTGTACAATATTTGAAAATATAATTAAAATTGCAAAAAAAGAAAATCCTGAATTATTTTTAGAACACAAAGAAACATTTAGAGAAATGTTCAAAGTGGCAACACAATGGGAAATTGATTTTAGTTGTGATGTTATTGGTGATAAAATTTTAGGTATGAGTAAAAATAGCATTAGTGATTATGCTAAATATTTATGTGATTATAGATTGGAAAATATTGATGAAGAACCAATGTTTGGAATTAAAGAAAATCCATATAAACATTTAGAAAAACAAGCAGGTGTTTCAGATGAGACATCAAATAGAAGTAATAATTTTGAAGTAACAAGTATTACATATAAATCACCAGAAATTTTAAATGAATGGGATGAAATTTAAAGCTAGATATTTTATCTAGCTTTTAAGTTTAAAACTTATTTTAAATTTTATTTAGTTCTATAACTAAAACATATATCTATTTGCTTTTTGGTAATCTATACATGCTTTCAAATATCTCAAATTCTTTATTCTTCCCTTTATTTTCAACAAAACCAAATCTTTTGTAAAATTCAATTAATCTCTTTTTATTTCCGCCAAATTCATCAGATGGTGAAAGTATTATAATTTTATTATTCTTATCTGCATATTCACATATATCTGTCATTAACTTCGTGCCTGCTCCAGTATTTTTCTCTTTAGTTATAATTAAATCAATACTTATTTTATTGTCAAATTCATAAATATTAATTGTGCTAAAATATTCTTTGTACTTATCTTTTAACGATTTTATAAAATTAGTATTTTCTTGAAGCCAATTTCTAAAATTTTCATTTATCTTTAATATTTTCTTTAAAGTTCCAACTATTCTTGCATAATCTTCACCATATTCACTTTTTAAATTTCCCCATAACTTCTCTACTTCATTTTCTGTTTTACCCGATTTTTTAGCAAAACTCTTAATAACTGCATTAGGCATATTATTCTCCTTTTAAAATTATTTATATAACATATTTGAAATTTAAAAGATTTTTTGAACTTAATATAAATAATTTTAAAAGGGATTAAAATGAGATTTAAAGATTGGGTGTTAGAAAAAGAATTAAATGAATTTTGGAAAGAAGTGAATGAATTTACAAGGAAATCAGCTATTTTAAATAATCATATTCCTTGTGGTACATCATTAGAATGGGTTAAAGAAACACTCGCATTTATAAATGAAGGAATTATAAAACCTGAATTAATTTCTATAAATACATATAATGAAAATAAATTAAACAATGAATTTAAGAAATACAATATAAATTTTATAAAAGATAATCAAAATCTAAATGCATATTATGATAAAAAAACAGATACTATAACAATTATATATTCAGAAAAAGACACATTTAATGAAATTGAAGCATTAATTGGGCATGAAATGGTTCATAAAGAACAACATAAAAAATCAAATGAATATTTTAAACAATCGGAAAGAACTATAGAAAAAATAAATGAGCTTATTCAAAAGAAAACAAAACTTCTAAAAGAACCAGGAGGTGTTTTAAAATATTCAAAAGAATTAAATAAATTAAATTCAGAAATAAATAAAATTTATAATTATTTTTTATATTTAACTCCTTATGAAAAAATGGCTTATGCACATCAATTTGTATATATGAATAAAAATCTTAATCCAAATGACATAATAAAAAAATTAAAAAGTTCAGTAGAAACAAAAGATTTTCCCATAACTTCGGACTTTAAAAAATATGTTGCTATGTATTGGTTATTAAGAAACAAGAAAATTGAAATTTAAAAGATTTTTTGAACTTAATATAAATAATTTTAAAAGGAATCAAAATGCCGCAATACAATATAAGAACAAATCAGTACACCGAAAGAAATAATGATCTATTTGATGTAGTACTACAAGCAAATGAAAATGGGATTATAAGAGATCCTAGATATAATGAGATATCAGATTTCTCAAATAGAACAGCATTTACATCTGTATTTGGCGAATTGGTGACAGGTGTTAGACAAAATAATATAAATGTACCTTTTATAAGAAGCACAGGTTTAGATGGGAATATTGATTATCTAAAAAATGTTAGATCAATACAATCAGGTACAACTTCTGCTGTATTTGAAAATGAAACAGCTTATATTCAAACAGGTTTAGGTTTAGGATCATTTGAATTTATATCTGTTGCGACAAATAGATATATAACTGGGCACAGTAATGAAGTATTTCACACTATGGTGTTTTCTGAACCCGAAAGTAATGTGCAATCAGGTATAGGTTATGGTAGAAAGGATTCAGATTTTATTGGATTTGGATATAATGGCACTGTATTTGGAATATGGCTTATTTTAAGAGGTGTAAAAACACATATACCCCAAGAAAATTGGAATGAAAACACATTATTGGAAGGAGATTTTATTTTAAATCCTCAAAAAGAAAATATTTCAGGTACTTCTTTTGGGTGGCTTGGAGTTGCTGATATATTATTTTATATAAATACTTCAGAGAAGGGTTGGATACTTGTGCATAGACACAAAACAGCTAATATCGATAGTAAACCGCATTTAACTGATCCTAATCAACCAATTAGTTCGTTCATTGAACGAACAACAGGAAATGGAAATAATATTAGAATAGGAACATCTAGTTGGGCAGCTGGAACAATAGGTGAAAGGGCAAAAGGGACAGGTTCAGATAAAACACCATTTATAGAAATTTCGGGTAAATCAATACCTGCAAACACTGAAACCATATTATTAAGTATAAAAAATAATCCAACATTTAAAGGTAAACCAAACACAGTTAGAGTTAGATATGGTACTTTAACATTAACAACAGATGGCACAAAATCGGTTTCATTTAGAGTATATGTAAATGGTGTTTCTGGTGGTGTTTTTACTGATTATGATACAGATTTATCTGTATCATCTATAAGTACAGATACTACTTTATCTTATACAACTACAACCATTGCAGGAATTCCGAGGAGAAATGAGCAAGTTGGTGGTACATATTTGGGTAAAACAGATAGAGAAAGATTGAATTTATTTGAATCGGATATTATTATCGCGGCATATCCTGGAGATATAATAACAATAACAGCATTTAGTACTGGAGCAACAGTAGTTGATATGGAACTTAGATGGATAGAAGAATTTTAAAATTTGAAATTAATATTCTTTAGTATATAATAAAAGAAAAAAGGATATTATTTGATTATACAAAAACAAGACGAATCTTATACTTTACTTATTTCTGAAAATGAATCAGATAAATTAACTCTTCAAGGAATTCATGATTTTCTTAAAGCAGAAAAACCTGACGCAAGATATAATTTTAAAATACAAAGGGGCTGGGAAAGTCCCTTTCATTATTTTTCAGAAGTTAAAAAACATGGTAACCAATCTATTCTAAGATTACTATCAGGTCATTTAGACTTAATAAAAAACTTTAATATACCAAATTTACCGAAAACACAATCAGAATTTACAGAAGAGGAAATAGATAAAGGTTTAAAACAAATTATTTCAATGATGCCTTTTGAGCCTTATGATTATCAATTAAAAATTGTAAAAGATTCATTACTAAATCCTAAACAAATGTCTTTAGCTTGTACATCAGCAGGTAAGTCTTGTGCTATATTTATGATAATGTATTTTTTATATACAAAAAACAAAATTGGATTGGTTTGTGTTCCAAATATATCATTAACAACACAAATATATGGTGATTTTAAAGATTATTTTCATAAAGATTATGCTAAAGAAAGAGATGAATTTTTATCTAATATTCAATTGCAGGGTGGTGGTAAAGAAAGTACATTTGACACATTTTTAACAATAACAACCTGGCAATCTTTACTAAATAGAAAAGAACATCTTTCTAAATTTGAATTTATTTTATGTGATGAAGTCCAAAGATATGCCAGTGATGAAGTATCTCAAATAATCAAATTAACAAATAACGCAAAATATAAATGGGGCGTTACAGGAACGTTACCAGAAGATCCCTTAGCAACAATGAATTTAATTGGTATGTTTGGATTTCCAAAAAGGTATATTAGAGCATGTGAATTAATTGAAAGAGGTTTAGGAACACCTGTTGAAATAATTTCTTTCATTATTAAATACAATGACGAAGAAAAAAGATTATTTAATTCATTACCAAAAGGGCAGTACGCTAAACAGTTGGCATTCATAAAAGAACATCAAAAAAGAAATGAATTTGTGTCTGATTTAATAATAAAGGTTAAAAATACAGGGAATACAATTGTTTTAGGAAGTCACACACAACACATTAAAGATACATTTATTGATGTTATGAAAAAATTATATCCAGATGTTGAAGTTCAAAATAAAGATATAACCGGTAAAAAATCATTTGAATTTCAAAAACAATATGGTGTATATTTTATAAATGGCGAAGATAATGCAGAAACAAGGGAATTAACAAGAAAAATTCTTGAAGAAAAACATTATATTATTCAATTTGAAGATTTGAACAAAATAACTTTAAGTGAAAATGAATTTTATAAAGATACATTAGTTAAAGATTTAATAGATAATCATTCTATATATAAAGAAATAAAGAGCATAAATTTAAGAAATGAAATTTTAATTTCAAATTATCAAATTTTATCAGCAGGAGTAAATATCCGTAGACTTTTTAATTTAATTTTTATATCACCTTTGAAAGCTTATACTACAATTACTCAAAGTATTGGTAGAGGTTTGAGATTACACCCAGATAAAAAAATATTTAGAGTCTTCGATTTAACCGATGATTTTGGGATTAGAAAACCAAGCGGAATTTTTTATAAGCAATATGAGGAAAGAAAAAGACATTCATATAATTCAGAAGGTTACCCAATTACTGAAAAAGAATATAATTTAAGCTAGATAGAAATATCTAGCTTTTTTAGTTTAGTTTAGTTTTAAAATTTAATATTAGTTTAATTAATGTTATATTATAATATATAAAATTTATCATATAGGAGAATATAGAATGATAAAAGATTTATATATTGAAGATATACCCAATAAGAATGAATTGAGAAAAGTTCTTAAAATTCTTGGAGATAACAGTTGGACAACAGTAAACATTAATGAATGGGAAATTGATGAAGCACACAATATATATTATTCAGTTGCTAATAATGAGTATAAATATTCATCAAATTTCAATAATAAAAAATTGGAATTATTAACCAATATAAAATATGAAGATTTTTTAGAACTTTATATTAAACCAATTGAAAATTTAAAAATAAATGAAACTTCATTTATTTTTGATTCATTAAATGAAGTATATAAAGTTCTAAGAGTACAAGATGGATATATTTATACAAACGAATCTAACTGTATGTGTTATGTTCCAAACAAATCTTTAATCCAAATTTAATATTTGTTTGTATATAATAAAATAAAAATTTAAGGAATTAGAATGGCTACAAGAAGTACAATTTGGTATAAAGATGAAGAAAATAATTGCTATAAAGGTATTTATTGCCACTGGGATGGGTATTTGAGTTATAATGGTAAAATTCTTTTTGAGAATTATTATGCATTAGATAAAGTTAAAGAATTGGTTTCATATGGTTCTGCCTCATCTATTGCGGAAACATTAGATAAATGTGAATTTTATAAAGACTTAAATAGAGAAGATATAACAATTTATGAAATTCAAAACTTAAAAGAAATAGATGAGTACTTAGAAGAATATACATATATTTTTGAAAATGAAAAATGGTTCATCTTAACAGGAAAAAATAAAATGAAAAGATTATCACCAAGATTAATTGAAATGGACATATAATGAACAAAAATATTATGAAAGAAATTGAATCTGCTTTAAAATTACATATTAACTACACTGGATATTCTTCAGGTGGTGAATATTTAAGAAGAATGAATAGATTGGCTTGGAATTATTCGGGTGCTCCAGCACAAAAAATATCTTCGTTACTAGATGATTATTTTGAAGCGGTTGGTGTTAAAAATTTAGCCGAATCAATTAAAAGATTAAAGGATTTAGAGAATGCTTAATCTTATAAAAGAACACAACAATAAGCAAAAATTAAATTTTTGCTTTAAAGAAAAAATAGATTTAAAACAATCTAAATTAGATTTTGAAAAATTATCAGATGAAGAAAAAATTTTTGCTTTAAAAATGCTAAAAGTACAAATGATTTTAAATGGGAAGGAAAAATAAATGAATTTTGAAAAAGCCGAGATTCAAATAATAAAAGCAAATGTATTAATAGAAGTAAAAAAATTAATAAAAGAAATTGAATTAGAATATAATTCTTTAGATAAAATTGCACAAAATATTTTAAATTTTAATTATATGGGAAGAGAAATACTTGAATATACCGATGGAAATAAAAATGGCAATTTTTGGTATAATGATGCTATGATTTTTAAAAGAAAATATTTTTTATTTGGTGCTTATATTACAACATTTAAATGGGCTTGTTCTTTTTATTGCGATATATATAATAGAAAAACAGATATTGAAAAATTAAACTTAAAATCAATTTATAATCTTAAAAGATATTTAATTGATTATAAAAGAGATTTACAAAAATTAAAGGATAATAAATGACAACTACAGATTTTATAACAATTTATGCACTAACTTGCTTTTTAAATTTATTTTTAATTATAGTACTCAATAGATACATATACAATAATTCAAACACTAAATTAGAAATTGGAATGAGCTTATTTACCGTATTAACATCTCTACCAGGAACAATAACAATTATATTCATAATTTGTGAAGCTTTAATGAGAAAAATATCTAAAAATATTAATTTTAATAACTTTAAAAATTATTTTGTTAAAAAATGGAATAAAATAAATAGGATTGAAGAATGAATTTGTTACAATTACACAATTTAATTAAAAAGCACGGGTTTATTGCTGGAGGGGCTTGTAGAAGTACAATTCAGAATGAAGAAATTAAAGATTTTGATATATTTTGTTTTTCTAAAGAAGACTATGAACCTTTAAAGCAAATTATTTCAAATATGTACGGAATAAAAAGAGAAAATGAACTTGTTTATCAATGTAATAATATTCAATTAATAAAACCACGAGAAAATAAGTACTTAAAGACTTATGGTTCGCCATTTGAAGTTGTGAGTAGATTTGATTTTTCTGTATGTAGAGTATATACACTAGACGGAATTAATTTTATTGAAATAGATGAACAATTTAAAGAAGATTGCGAAAAGAAAATTTTAAGAATCGAAAATATTGTATGTCCAATTAGCACATTAAAAAGAAGTATTAAGTACAGTAAAAAAGGGTATTTCTTACCTCTTAGAGAAATTCTTAAATTATTTAATGAATATGCAGAAAGGGTTCGAAGCGGTGATATAGACATTGATTCATTTGGAAATTTAGATGAAATTCAGAATGAAGAACTATATGAATTAATGCTAAAATATAATATAGATTAATTAAACTTTAATATTAGTTTGTATATAATAAATTATATAAATTAAAAGGTACTATATGAAAGATATAACATTAAATAACATA